ACTCGCCGATCGCCACGTCTTCGTCGTAATCTAACAAGTCGTTAACGAGCGTGGTGCCTTCATCGATCTCTTTCCCGCTCGCTGCCAAAAATTCCATCTCGAGCTCGCTCATTTGCTCGATTAACGTCAGCGTGCCTTCCTTGGTCACCGTAGGGCTCGAGCCGTAGCGCGAATCCATCCAACGTTCCAGAATTGTCTCAACGCCCGCTGTTGGCTCGGGAGTGCGCTGCGCACCTGTCTCGGTTCGGTATGCTATGGGGTTCCGCGGCGCGCGCGCACTCCTCCACCAAATATGATCCGTTTGCGTAGCAGGTGCGCCAGTTTGCCCGGGCGCCGGCGTCACCGCTTCGCTTCGCGCTTCTGCGTGACCTTCGACGCGCAGGATCTCCTGCTTGTAACGTTCGAGGCCAAATCCGAATGGGCTCTGTGCCGGTCCGCGCACGCCGTCTGCCGGTTGCCCTGGCAATGTCCACGGCCCCGGATCTCCGATCCCTGGGATATACGCGCCGGCATGCCCGGTGCTAGGCCATTCACGATAGATAAACCATCGGCCGCGGGGATCGATCCTTACCCAGTGCATAAACCAGTTACGACCGCTGCAGGGATCGACCAGGTGATAGTTGCTACCCTCGTTAGGCACTTGGTTAGGCGATACAACGTGGATCGTATCGCGAAACTTTGGAAACTGCTGCGCGCTTTGCCCGGTCAAAATCCCGTAAACGCGCGATAGAATCTTGGCTCGCGTGGCGTTGCGATAGGCCCTGTAGTATCGATCTTTTCCAAACAACGCCACGCGGCCGTCTCGTCGGCGGTTCATCGCGCCGTCGAATCCGAAATACGGATTGTCGGTAATGTGAAAGTAAACAATGTTCGCCCGCTGGTTCCCGTCGGTCCCGGCGCCGGCAATCTTAATCCGCGGCACCTTTTCGTAACCAATCACTTCGAATTCATTCTCAGCCGGCGATCCGGGTTCGTCCGGATCCTTTTGTCCGGTTTCATGTGCGCCTTTACAGGCAGGAGACGACGAGTTATCTCCGGCTGAGAAATTCTTTGGTCGCTTAATCGGGAGGAGCTCGGCCGGCACTTCCAGGATTGTGCGCGCGCCTCGTTCATACTCGTTCACAATCGCGGAATAATTCTCATCGATCGCAGTGAACGTGACGATGATTAACCCGGCACGATCGATCACGCGGCCGCGCAATGTGCGCAGAAGCTCAATGTTCCGGAGCTCATCCATCCAGATCGCATCGAGCTGATCCCCTTCTACATTCGTTAGGTGTTGCTCGTAATTCTTAAACCAATGTTGCGAACCGTTCTCGAGCACAAATGTTTGCTCGGTAAATCCGCCTTTCTGTGTGTAAGACACATTCAGTGTCCCGCCCTTTTTAATTTTCCCGGTGCCCGTCGACTCGATGGCCTGCTTCACCGAGAGCGGGAGATACCTGGCGAAGATCGGTTGTTGCCGGGCCGCGGAGATCGGGCCTGTGTCCGCAAAACTCCAGGTGCGCGCGCGCTCGCGTTCGACCAAAATCTTCATGATCTTCTTTGCTCCGTACTCGCTTTTACTCGAGCGATTGCTGCCGGCAATATAAATCTCCGCGCGACCTTCTATCTCCTTGGGCACATCCACGCCGCCGGCGCCGATCTTTTCCAAACGCGACAAGTCCAAGACTACTTTCTTGCCGTCGACTAACAAGTCATCGACTATGTGCCAGATCTCCGGTTCAAATCCGAAATTGAGCGGGTCCTGTTTCTCTTGCATCATCCGCCGGGCCCGTTCAGCGAAAAGTTTTTGTGTGCGCTCTACGCCGATCGATCTGCAAAAATCTGCAGTAGGAAGCTGCAAAATTGGATGCGGCTCGAGTCCGTTCACATTAATTCCGAGTTAACCGCTGGCAGGGGATTCAACCCTACCAGCAGCATGCCGTGTTCAGTCCTTTACTTCGGGCCAGGTTCACCTGCACCCGGTATCTTCACATAGACCCAGGTAACAGGCGGTCCCGCGTGAAGCCCCCAACCCCCCTCAGGAGGAGGCGGTTTAATCCAATCACCCTCAGCAGGCGGGCCACCGTCGACTGGTGGCTCGACTGGATCAGGGTTAATGATCGGCCCTCCATCGACGATCAATCCCGCGATGGTGAGTAAGCCGTTAATCACGACTTCTTCGGATGACGGACCGGCATCACCGCGTTTGGGCATTTTCTTGAGGATGACGCCTCTGATTGTTACTGGAATAGCTGCCATTTGTTTTTTTCCTTTCGTTTGTTTGTTGTTTGCTGTCTGTTCTGAGGGAATTTCAGTCAATGATTGTCGCATTCGGAAACACTTCCTTTGCCATGGCTAACGTCGCGTCGTTCTCGTTAGGCGCGGGCGTTTCTTTTTCTTCCTGGATATTCTGCTGTTGATGCGCCGGCGTGCTGCTCCACATCTTGTCCGTTACATTTTCAAAGCGGGTAAGATCGTTAATGAAACGCAGCCGCACGTTACCTACCGGCCCGTCACGCTGTTTGACCAGGATGATCTCTGCATACTCGGAAATCTGCGTGTCCCGATCCTTGAATTGATCCGCCGTGAGGTCCTGTTTACTGGCGATCTTGCCTTTCTCATCAAGGGTAAACAGCTTGTTTCCGTCTTTGTCCTTCAGCTTAAGATCACGCGCTAGCTGCGCGCGCTGCCTATTGCTTTCCAGGGCCATCACCGGACGCCATAACATCGCAACGATGTCGCCGTCCTGCTCGAGCGCGCCGCTCTCTTTAAGGTCAGACATCCGCGGCTTAGCAAATGTACGGTCTTCGGTCTGTCGGTTTAACTGGGCGCAGGCAATCACTACCACACCCAATTCTTTCGCCACAGCTTTTAGCGTGGCCGAGATCTCGTTGATCTCGATCCGAGGATCCTTGCCGCCGCGCACTCGCGACGCAGTCATGATCTGCACATAATCAACCACCACCGCCTCGATCTCGTATTGCAATTTCATCAGCCGCGCACGCGACCGGAATTGATGCACTGACAAGTTAGGCGTGTCATCAATCCAGAGCCTGGCCTGGCTTACTTCGCTTGCCCTTCGCCGGGCTATGGGTAAATGCTCCGGGCCCAGGAATCCGTCACGCCAACGTTGGCGCGAGATCTGCGCATGATACGAAAGCAAGCGCTGCCAGATTTGTTCGTAACTCATCTCGAGCGAGAACAAAGCTACCGGCGTCTGGTTGAGCGACATGTTCGCCGCCACATTGAGAGCGAGCGAAGTCTTTCCCTGTGAGGGCCGCGCGCCCAGGATAAGAAACTGTCCTGGCTTCAGCCCCGTCGTCATTCGATCGAAATCACGGAACCCGGTTGCGAGCCCGTCCATCACATCATCGCCACGATGCTTGTAGGCGCGCTCGAGTTGTTTGATGGCCGCTTTCTCGCCTTCGTTAATGTGCCGGATGGTTTCTTTCTGTTGCGAGTTAAGGATGATCTCGGTCAGCGTAGCCTGCGTTTGTTCCAGGACGTCTGTCACTTCCGTCTGCTCTTCATGCGCGACGCGGACAAGCTCGGTGCATTTGGCGATCACTTCGCGCAGCAAATATTTGTCGGTCAATATCTGCGCATAATCGCCTGCCAGGACCGGCGACGGGACGAGAGTAAAAATCTCTGTGACATACGCTCTGCCGCCTACCGCTTCGAGGACATTGCAGCTTTCCAAGTAATCACTGAACGCGATCGGATCCGTCGATTTTCTTTCGCGCAATGCTTTCGTTAGGCACTCAAAGATCGTGCGGTTTTGCGGGACGGAGAAATGCTGCGGCGTAAGATCCACCGAGAGGACGCCGGCCTGCATCACTGAGCCTAGGAAAGCCATCTCAGCCTCTGGCGCCGCGGGCAGCGTGCGTTGAAGAAGATTTATTGGCGGCGCGATTTTGCCGCGCGGCCGCTCTTCCAATGGGTTGTAAACGCCGAGACTCATGCCGCCATTTTTTTCAGTCGTTCAGTGATCCGCCGGCGAATATCAACCGGCAACGCATCAAATTTTTCCGGAAGATTCGCAGCCGGGAATTCCGCCTTGGCCGCGGCCAAGAGCTCGTCGGTCCACCCGCTCAATTCCTCGTCCTGCTCTTCTTCCTCGGCCACGTAATCGCGCCGGCGCTTTCTTTTTTCCTTCGCCAGAAGAAGAGCGCTCAAAGGGTTAGGATCCTGAGGAACCGGCAAAAAAGAATTCAAAGAACCATTCCCCCCTGTGGGGGGTAAGGGGGGTACTCTTATATATGCATCTGCATGGGCTGATTCTGGCTTACTATGGCTTACGTTGGCTGATGCTGGCTTACTATGGCTTACGCCTCCCCTAGCGTCAGGGACAGGCGTTGCTGACGCGTGCTTACGCTCGCTTACGCTTGCTGACGCGTGATTACGCTCGCTTACGCTTGCTGACGTTTGCTTACGTAAGCAATCTTGGCTTACGTTTGGCTTACGGTCTTTTTGGTTGTCTCGCCAGCGCTGCTGAGCTTCTTTGTTCTGTGTGCGGCGGGCCTCCGAGTCGCGTCGATTTCTGTACTCGATGTAGTTAACGATCCGCCAGCCCCAGGGCCGTGTCGGCTGGATCAAGACCAGGCGCGCGCCATCGCATTTTTTGCTGCGGCTGTCCGGATCCGGTTTCATCAGGTCGCTGATTTTGGTGATCACAGTTTCGATCGGCCAGCCCGTGATCTTCGCGACGGTCTGATAACTCTTGTCGACGATGCCGTTTCTATCAGCCAGTGAACACATATCGTTGAAGACTGAGCGCAACACCGGATCCCGGGCGATCGATGATTCAAACTGCTGGTCGTAATGTTTGAAGAATGCCATCGCTTTACCATTTGCCGCGGAACCGCGGACAGCGTCCCTCGAGAGTGTATAGTTGCGGTCCGTCTGCTGTGACCGGAGCTCGCGCTTTGATCTTCATGCGCGGCTGAAAATTGGTGTTGTTAGGCACCTTGACGTCGACCAGTGCGCCAGTGTCATCGCGCCTGGCCCGGATCAACCGCGGGTTGAGATAGACTCTATCGATCGTTAGTTCGATGACGATCGGCGCCGGCGGCTCGCTGCCGTTATCGAGTGCGCAGGCCGAGATATCCAGGTGCGGAGAGCCAAGGTCCTTTAGCAGGCGTTCGGCGGCGCGCTCATGAATGAAGAAGCCGCCATTGTGTTTTTTCACCTCGTTTTTTTTTAGCGAGGTGCGTAGCTGAAACATCACGCCAAGCGAAACGTCCAGACGCTCAGCAAGAAGAATCTCCGAATACCAGGTTGGGCTCATTCTTCGATCGGATCCTCGAAGGACCCATTAGGCCAAAAATTCTGAGTGTGGTTATCCGTCGCTGGCTCACCCGGCCTTACAAAAGTCGATCCCCCCCCCGGGGGGGTGGTCGCCTGGACAGGCGCCGGCAAATCGGCCTTCGATTCGTAGCATAAACTCGTAGCATCCGCGGCTGTAGCCTCGTGAATCGGCTCGAAACCTTGCAACTTCGAATTGCATCCGG